ATGAAGGTTCTTGCCCGCGTCATCCTGCACCAGTCGCTGTTCGCGCTCTGGCTCGCCGCCATGTGGGTGCTGTATTGCACGCCGGCGTGCACGCACCCGATCGAACATCTCATCGCCGCGCCGTTCGCGGTGCTCATCCCGACGGTCGTCATCATGCGTCGCCTGTGCTCCGACCCCCGCTTCGCGCGCTGGCTGGACGAGCAACGGCAGTGAAGGACTTGGACGGTTCCGCACACATTGCGGCATGGACGTGGTTCGTCATGCGCGGCCATGCCGGAACCGCCCGCGCGTCAAGGAAAAGACGTTAAAACCAGCCGGACGGGTCATCTTCTCTCTTCTCCTCCCGTCCGCCTTCGCCGGGGCCCGCGACAGGATGCGGGCGCCATGGATCGGCGTGTTGAGGTCACGTCGGCGGATGGATGCGCGGTTCGAATCCGCGTCCCGGCACGACATCAATCCAAAGGAGGCAAACGTTGCCAAGCAAAACACCAAGCAGGCCGGAAGGCGAGAAGTGGTTCGAGTGGCCACTCACCCCGGCCAGCGTCGGCATGACGGCCGCCGAACTGATCGGCGAACTGTATGAAACCATATCCACGCTCAACCGCGACCGGAGCTGGGACCTCACCATGGTCGCGCCGGCGCGCTTCGGCGAGGTCGTCATCGACCGCGAGGCCGGATGCCTGCGCGCGAAATGCGCGTGGAAGGCCAAGGATCCCAGCCAGCTCGGCCCGGAACCGGCCGGATACGTGAGAGGGGAGTGACATGGCCATCGGCGAGACCGTCATCACCATCGTCGGCAACCTCACCGCGGATCCGGAACTGAGAACCACCGGCCAGGGCGCGCAGGTCGCCAGTTTCACCATCGCAAACACCGCGCGCGTCTATAACAAGCAGACCGGCCAGTACGAGGATGGGGCGGCGCTGTTCATGCGCTGCTCCGCCTGGAACGACCTCGCCCAGCATTGCGCGCAGTCACTGGCCAAAGGCATGCGCGTCATCGCCCAAGGCAGGCTCCGACAGCACTCGTATCAGGCGCAGGACGGCACCAACAGAACCGTCGTGGAGCTGCAAGTGGACGAAATCGGGCCAAGCCTGAGATACGCCACGGCGCAGGTCGCCCGCATCGACCGACGGCCGCAAGGTCCCGTCTACGGCAATCCCGCCGCGCAAACGCCGACCGTCAACACCGGAGCGGGCGGCTGGAGCCAACAGCCGGCCCAGTCCACGCAACCGGCCGCACCTGCCGATGATCCGTGGGGCGCTCCGGCGGACGACCGGTCATCATTCGGAGGTTTCGGCAAACCCGATCCGGAACCGGATTTCTAAGGAGCAGCAATGAAAGCCAGCGAACAACAGGCGCTCATCCCGCAGGAGGCCACGCCCGACACGCTCATCGACCTCATCGGCAAGACCCAGCAGGTCACCAAGGCCGCGGCCGTCGTGCTCAAGGCATGCCGCACCGTCATGGACACCCGCACCAAGAAGGAGCACATCGACAAGTGGGGCGGCATCCACGCCATCACCGAAGCCGTGTACGACTGCGCAGACCTCGCGCAGCGCATCCTCGACGCGGGACTGGCCATGGAGAACATGTGCGCGAAGCCCGCCACGTCACGGCAGATGATCCTCATCGACGACCTGCGCCGCAGCCTCGACATGGACGACGGCGACGTGGAGGCGACCGTCGATCCGGACACCGGCGAGATCGACTGAACCACGGAAGGAGCAAGAGAGACATGTGGTTCATCATCGACGACCAGATGGCCGACGACAGGCGCATCCGCCGCCTGCCGCTCGCCACCGTGGGACTGTGGGTCAAGCTGTGCGTCATCCACTCCAAAGGCGTCTCGATGCAGGCCAAGGACCCAGCAGCATACCCCGGCCACTTCGACAAGCTCGACCTCAAGGACGCAGGCGGCACCATGAAACAGCTCCAGCAGCTCATCGACTCGGGTCTTATGGAGGAGCACGACGGCGGATGGCGTCCGGTCTACACCGAAGGCATCTGCAGGGAGCCGCGAGTGTTGACCGAAGAGCAGCGCGAGGCGCGCAGAAAGGCCGGAAGCAAGGGAGGACGCCGCAAGGCGGCCAACCAGAAAGCCAAGCAAACATCCGGCGACTTGCCAGAAAACAGCCAAGCAAACGGAGAGCAAAACAGTAGCGAGACAGGTAGCAAAACGTCTAGCAAGTTGCTAGAGGACAGCCAAGCAAAAACATGGCATAAAACCGATACCGATACCGATATACCCTCTCCGGCCCCTCCCGCCGGCAAACCGAAGCAACCCGCCACGCCGGAATCCGACTTCGACCATTTCGCCGAAGCCTATCCCGGATCCGTCGGCGCGAAAGGCCGCAAGACCGAAGCCGAAGCCAGAGCCCTGTACGCGGCCATCGCCGGAAACCCCGTCGAACTCACCCGCCTCCAAACCGCGCTCCGCCGCTACAAGCACGCCGTCAACGACGGTCAAATCCGCACCGGCCACATCCCACGGCTCAACACATGGCTCCGCGACCAATGGGAAACCTGGGCACCCGAGCCAATCTCGCCGCCGCCAATCCACAAGCACACCTGGAACTGCGAACACGTCCACCAGCTCATGGATCCGCATGAGGACGAATACGACCACACCGGAAGCCTCCGCAACGGCAACCCAAGCGAATGGTGGAAGGCATGCCAGGCGTGCGCCGAAGAACTCAACCAACAACAAACCAGCAAGGAGAAGCAATGAGCAGCTACCAAACCAACCAGATCAAGCTCATCAACACGAGCCTGATCGACCCCCACCCCGACAATCCACGCAAAAACATCGGCGACGTGACCGACCTCGCCGCCAGCATCAAAACCAACGGCCTCCTCACACCCCTCAGCGTCGTACCCAACGGCGAGCGCTACCGCGTCATCGCCGGCCACCGCAGACTCGCCGCATGCAAACAGGCCGGAATCGGATTCGTCCCATGCTTCGTGCTCCAACTCGACCCATTGCAGCAGCTCGAGGCCATGGTCACCGAAAACTGCCAGCGCGAACAGCTCACCGTATTGGAGGAAGCCGACGCCATCCAGGGCATGCTCGACCTCGGAGCCACCACCGCCAGCGTCGCCCACCGGCTCGGCCGAAGCGGCGACTACGTGCGTGACCGCGCCAAGGCCGCCAGCATCGACAACGAAGTCAGGCGGACCCGCGACGATTTCAGCCAGCTCACCATCGGCCAGCTCGTGGCCATCGCGCGATACGACGGCCAGCCGGACAGGCAGAAGAAGCTCGCGCAGGCGGCCGGCACCTCGAACTTCGACTACACCCTCCGCAACATCGAACGCGACGACCGCGACCGGCAATGGATCGAATCGGTCGCCGCGCTCCTCGTGGAACCCGACAACGGCATCAACCTCATCCCCGACCCCGAAAAGCCCTACAGCGACCCGGAATGGCGATACGCCGGCTGCATGTTCCCATCCACCGGCACACCCGAAGAAACCATCGAGAAAATCCGCGAACAGAACCCCGCAGCCGTATCCATCCACATGGAGCAGGTCTACCTCTGGACCCGCCGCGACAAGACCGCCGACGCCGAAAAGGAAGCCCGACGCGCCGCCGAACAAGCCGAACGCGACGCCCGCCGGCACGCGCTCGAGGAATACGCCGCCGCATCCGCAGACAAGCGCATGGCATGGCTCCACGCCAACCTCTACGGCATCAAACGCGACAAGCTCATCGAAACCACGGCCCGGCTCGGACTCCTGCAGATCATCGACCCCTTCCCAGGCGGTCTCGTCGACGCCCTCACCAGCTGGAACGAACACAGCGGCAGCCGCGAGGAATACGAGAAGATCAGCGGCATCACAGCCGAGGACGCCCCCACGGCCGCGCGCATCAGCCTGCAGACCGCCGACTGGCCACTGGAAGCCGTGACCATCCTCGCCGCACGCATCGAATGGTTCATCGACCCGACCGACTGGACCACCGTCAACGACACCAGCAGACGCATCCCCGGCTACTACCAGATCCTCCAAGACCTCGGCTACACGCCCGCAGAAGACGAAACCAGCCACCTCGACCAGCTCATCGCCGCCATCACCGAAGCCGACTCCGACGAAAACGAAGAAGACGAGGAGAACAACCAATGACCATGAAACAACTCGAAAGACTCGCCCAACTCCTCACCGACACCGCCCAGACCGCCAGCACAATCGAACTGCGAGCGCTCGCCGGCGGCAAGGCGGATGACGGCATCGTGGCGATGGCGGCCGGGTTGAGGGCCGACTGCACTTCTTGTTTGGTGCTGGTCAACGGTCTGATGCAGGAGGGGAGTGCGTTGTGAGTGAGTTCGAGGAATCGAAGCGTGCCGCCTTGGAGCGGCAGGGTTGGCATTGCCTGCGGTGTGGGACGAACATCCATGACCCGTCATGCTGGCCTGGACGCAGTGGCCATCACCGTCAGTTGCGGCGTGCGGCGGATCCGGATGTGAGGCACAGTCCGGCCAACATCGTCGAGCTGTGCGGTTCGGGCACGACCGGCTGCCATGGCTGGGTCCACCAGCATGTGGAGGAGGCCGAACGCCTCGGGCTGATAGTCCCGCTCGGCATAGATCCTCTCTCCACCCCAGTGCGCGACTGGCAGGGGAGATGGCTCTGGCTCAACCAGGACGGCACGGCCACGCCATTGACCATGCGCGAAACATTGACAATTCAAACGGAAGGAATGACAAATGCACGAGAATAACGGCAAACCGGAGGCGCTGCTGTGGATCGACTTTGAGACCACAGGCGTGGATAGGCGCAAAAGCCTGCCATTGGAGATCGGTATGGAATGTACCGACATGCTGGGCGAACAAAAGTTCGGATCATTGTCCCGCATCATCCGCCCGGACAGACTCGACCTCCTGTCCATGAGCCCCGTCGCCTTCTCCATGCACACCGACAACGGCCTGCTGTTCGAACTCATGGGAGGCTCCGTGCGCAATGACAGCATGGTCGTCGTGGTCAACGCCGTGGAGGAATTCCTTGACTCGCTCTCCCAGCGCTTCTCCCTCGTCCCCGCGGGGATCAACGTGGACTTCGACCTTGACTTCCTCCGCCGACTCAACCTCAACCCTGACGCGTGGCTCACCTACCGCAAATACGACATGGCCACCATCCGCCGACTCGTCACCGTGCTCGGCGCCCCGGATCCATACCAGGGCGACAGCGGCCCGCACCGGGTGAAATCCTGCATCGCACGCGACATCAAAGACTACAAGGCCATGCTCGAGACACTCGCCGTCAAGACGGGAGACCACAAGTGAGAAAGACCATCAGCCACCTCGCCGACCGGCTCGGAGACGCCATGGCCACGCTGTTCACCCTCCTCGCGCTGCTGCTCATCCCGCACGCCGTCATCAGGGCGATCATCGGACAGGCGCTCCACCAGTGGACACCAATCACGTGGCTCGCCATCCACACCGCACTGACCATCGCGGCGCTCGTCATCAGCCTCGCCAGCTATGCGCTCGCCGCACTGCTCGCACCGCCAAGACCGGAGACCTACCAATGACCGAAGACCAGCAAGACCAGCTCGTCATCAGCCTCGACACGCAATACGCCGTCGCGCACGCCATCTACAACCGATTCCACGCCAACGGCCACCGCAAACACCTCACGTGGGAAAACCTCGACGACGACGGCCGCGAACCATGGCGCCTGATAGCCAAGGACGCGATCACCGAGATGCTGGCCAGCCCGGAGATCGGAGGAACGGCATGAGCCACAGCGCGATAATCCTCCTGGCGCTCGCCTTCCTGATCGGCTGGATGGGTGGCCGGGAATGAGCATCATCGTCCCATTGCACAAGTGGCGGTCGGCCGACCCGGCCATCCTGATCGGCCGCCGCTGCATCGCCCGCACCGACGACGACGTCGTCATCGACGGCCGGCTCGAACTCATCCGCCGGCCGGACGGCACCGCCACCCTCCGCTTCCAAGGCATCGGAAACGACATCATCGACCATGATCCGAACACATGTTCCAACGGCATGAGCGACGGCATAAGAAGCCTCGCCATCTACGGAAAGGACTGAACAATGAGAAACACCATCTGCGCCACACTCACCGCCATCACCCTCACCCTCTGCACCGCGCTCGCCGGATGCGGCAGCGCGTCGGGGCCTTCCGCGCCGGCGCATGCGGTCAGGTCCGTCGACTCGCAGTGCTCCGCCGGGGCCGACGTATTCACGGAATGCGTCATCACCCTGACCGACACGAGGAAAGTTGACTGCGTCGTCTACTCGGGCTACGAGAAGGGCGGCCTGTCATGCGACTGGAGCCATGTGAGCGGCGCGGACAAGGAGCCACAGTGAAAATCTGGTCGCAATGCGGCGCCGTATGTATCGCACCAGAGGACGACGAGGAACGGCAGGCGTGCGAAATCGCCGTCAACGCCCTGCTCAGATGGTCGGCGGAACACGACAAGGAAAAGGAACAACAATGAAAGACAGTGAAGCAGACATCGCCATCGGCGTGCTCAACAAACTCATCGACCAGGAACTCGAAGCCGTCCGCGCCGCGACAAGGGACGGCAATACCCCCTTCTGCACCTACGCCCAGACCCGACATCATGCCTTCCTCTACGCCAGGGACGAGATCAGGAAGGCGCTCGCCGCAGCCGTGGATGAAAGGGGTGCGGGGAATCCGTTCCTGCCGCAGCGTGACGAGCTGGTCACGCAGGATATGCACACCTGCGATCTGTGCGGCCGGTGGTGTTCAAGTCCCGTCTATTCCATAGGCCTCATCTACGGCGGCCAGGCGAAGACATTCACCGAGGTGTGCGCCGACTGCATGTGGCGTCTCAAATTCCAGCCGGTGAGAACTATCTCGCTGGACATTTACCGGCTTTTTGAGAAGTGGTTGGACGAGCAGAAGGAGACGGAGCGGTGAGTAGGGAATTTAAGGTAGTGCCGGTTATGTACGCGGTAAGCGGAAGCGCGTACACGCTGAAGCTGCAGAATGCGGAAGCGCTCGCCGGTCTGCTTTCCGACGGATGGAGCGTGATGCGCACCGACGTGTTGCCGGGACTCGGCGGCAAAGGCGAGTACGAGGTGGAGCCGAACATATGCTATGAGCCATCATTCCCGCCGACAATCGTCTACATCCTTGAGAAGGAGGCGGAATGATGAACAGCATCAGTCGTAACAAACGGCGCTCGCCGCATGCGTGCCGGAGCGCGGTCGGGATATTCATTTGCGCGAGCAATGGCATCGGTCCGGCGCAATACGAGGTCAGCCTGCGCAGGATAGAGCATTGCGTCATCTGCGGCAGGTGGTGGAAGATCTACGCCGTCTCGCCGTACCTGACCATCTGGGCCGAAGTGCCAGCCTGGATGATCTGGCTGTTCTGGCACAGAATCTGGAAGACCGGTCATAAATCATCCCACGGAAAGGAACCGGAACAATGAGCGAGGAAACACTCGAACCGCCACTGCCGCCGATCGACGCGCGCACCGAAGCCGTCGCCGAACGCCTGTTCGGACTCAAATGGGCGCTCCGCAAGGACTCCACCGAAAGCATCCACAAGGAATGGCAGACCGCACCGGAATGGATCCGCGACGGATACCTGCGCCAAGCCATCGAAGTGCTATCCGCGGCCGACCAAGCGGACGGCGCCACCGCCAGCGACTACAAGGAGCGCATGCGCGTCGAATACCAAGAGCTCACCGGCCGCGCCGACAAGCTCAGGGACATGCTGCAGCGGTACGCGGATGGCACGCTCGACTTCGAGCCCACCTGCCCGATCACTCTGCTGAGCAGGCAGCTCGACGTCATGGACGAATACGCCCTCATCCTCCGCCGCCGGGCCGGCATCGAACACATCAGCCTCGGCGAACAGCGCATCGACACGGCCACCAGGGACGTCCGATGAGCGACACCGCCGAACGGATCCACGCCATCATCCAAGGCTTCACCGGCCTGCCGGACGCGCTCGCCCCGTCAATGCGCCAGTTTAGCCAAGCCCTCACGAAAATCGGCAACCTGCCAGCCAATCCCACGAACGAACCAAAGGAGAACAAGCAATGAGCAACGACATCGACAAAAGCGTGAACCGCCTCAACGCGGCAGAAACCATCCGCCGACAGGCCATCGCACTGCAAAGACACATCAGCGAGGCGCTCGCCGACCTCCAAACACTCAGCGGCAGCGAGGACATCCAGATCAGCCATGCGCTCACCATGGCCACCATCCAAGCATCCAAAGCACTCAAACAAGCCCACCTGATGCAGGACACGGCCGACATGCTCGACCAAGCCGACCAACGCGACGAGGAAAACAAAATCAGCCGCATGCTCATGCACAAGATAGCCCAACAAGGAGAATAAAAAGAGAGGCCCCACCAGCCGGCAGAACCTCCAAGAAACCAACCACCATTCTAGCCGGAAAGCGGGAACCATGACCAGTCAATGCCAACAATGCGGCGAACCAGCACAAACCACCCTCTGCAAAACCTGCGCCAAACACATGCGCCGACAGACCAGCAGCCTCGCCAAAACCATCCCGGAACTCCGCGCGCTCGCCGAACGCAAGGCGCACATTGGCGAGCGCTGTGGTGGTGTTCGTGGAGGTTCGGTCGGTCTGCCGGTGAGTGTGCATTGGTTGGAGGTGTATGAGGAGGCGGCCCGTCTGATGCTTCGGTTGGCTGGTTGCGTGGATTTGAAGTGGATGCTGCTGCCGGTCGAGGGGTGGCGGCCGGCGTATCGTGCGGTGTGCAGGTCGTGGTCGCGTGTGGTGTGTTCGCCGGCTGCGGGCGAGCTGGCCGATCGGCTGGACAGGATGCTCCGTCGTATCGACAGGTTGTGCACGCCGTCGGATGGGCGCGTGACCGTGGTGCAGTGTCCGGATTGTTCAGTGTCTTTGGCGGTGCCGCAGGGCATGCGGGATGGCTGGTGCCCCGAATGCGGCGAGCGCCTCGATCTGGACATGCTGGTGTCCGGCCGTGTGGATGCCGCGGGCCGGGCCGTCATGACGTGCTCGCCTGCGGAGGCGGCGGACTGGTTGACCGATCGCGCCGGGCTGCGTACCACGCGCAAGCAGGTGTCGAACTGGCTGGCGCGCGGCAGGCTTTCGAAGGCGCGCCGATTGGGGCATGGCGTGTGGGAGTTCAACCAGGCCGAGCTCATCGAGGTGCGCGATCGCGCATAGTTGCGCAGGCGGATGAATCCATGTATTCTGTAAAAGAACTTGCACCATGCCCGAAGGGGCTGGTGCTTTTCTTTTACCACCCAGCCCCTGTAGTTCAGCCGGTAGAGCAGCGGTCTTTTAAACCATGGGTCCTCGGTCCGAGTCCGAGTGGGGGCACCGCAAAAGGGAGGCGGCATGGACACGCCAATCGTCATCATCGGCTCATGCGTGGTGTTCGCCGCCTGTCTCATCACCCTATGGCTGATGCCATGAGCAATCCACGCTACCATAACGGCCACCGCCGGCGGGAGGTGCAGGCATACTATCGCGCACGCCGCGCCGACTGCTACATCTGCGGCAGACCAATCGACTACAGCCTGCGGCCTCCGGATCCATGGAGCTTCGTCGTGGATGAGACCGTGGCCATCGCCAACGGAGGCCGCGTCTGCCGCGCGAACAGCGGGCCGGCGCACCGCTGGTGCAACGCGGTCAAAGGCACGCACACGCTCGAATGGGCGCGCGCCGAAGTGAAACGAAGACTCGCCGGCGGCAAACCAGCCGCCGCCTCAAAGCCGCGCGACTTCGAGGCCGCCGACTGGTGAAGCCCACGGGAGGATACCCCCGTCATCGTTTCGGAGGCGACCTCGTGTGCAGCGCCTATCTCTCTCCCCGCGAAAAATAATCGTCGCCGGCGACACCATCGACGGCAAAGGAGGCGCCATGCCGATCCGAACCTGCGCGCAATGCGGCCACGCCATGCCGAAAAACGCCAGCGCCAAACGAAAATACTGCTGCCCCAACTGCCGAAAACTTGCCAGCAAGCACAGGCGCTCGCCACAGCGCCAGACGTCGCCCACGCCGCCGCCAGCCAACGAACCGTCGCCGCAACAGCCGACCGCGCCGGCCACATACCGCGACCTGCTCGAGGTCAGCCGAACCGCGCTCATGCGCAACCTCAAGGACTCGCACTGCCCGGCCACCGCCGTCGCCGGACTAAGCAAACAGCTCCTCGCCGTCGGCAAGGAACTGCTCGAGATGGACCGGGAGAAGGAACCAGACCCGATACTCGACGACCCGGAGGAGATGGCAGATGGCATCGAAGACGAACCCTTCGACGCCGAAACTATCTGACGCCGCCCGAATCCTGAACATCCCCGACGGCATCGCCACCACCGGCTTCGGCCGCGTCCGCCGTGTCGCCGACCGGCTCGGCATCCGGTTCGACCGATGGCAGGAGGGCATCGGCACGCTCATGCTCGCCAAACGCTCCGACGGCACCTACGCCAGCTCGGTCGGCGGCATCGGCATGAGCATCTGCCGACAGACAGGCAAGACCTTCACCGTCGGCACCATCATCGTCATCCTGTGCCTGACCACACCAAACCTCAAGGTCATCTGGACCGCGCACCGCACGCGAACCTCGGCCGAAACCTTCAAATCGATGCAGGCGCTCGTCAAACGCCCCGGCCTATCACGACACTGCAAAGCCATCCGCCAGACCAACGGCCAGGAGGAGATCGCCTTCGCCAACGGCAGTCGCATCCTCTTCGGCGCCCGCGAACAAGGCTTCGGCCGAGGCTTCGCCGCAGTCGACGTCATCATCTTCGACGAAGCGCAGATCCTCACCGAAAAAGCCCTCGAGGACATGATCCCGACCGCCAACGCCGCGAAAAACCCGCTCATCATCCACATGGGCACGCCACCCAGACCGGTCGACCCCGGCGAAGTGTTCACCAACCGCCGCACCGCCGGCCTCGCGCACGACCCGGACAGCACATGGATCGAGTTCGGCGCCGACCGCGACTGCGACACCGCCGACCCCGACGCATGGGCCCAGGCCAACCCGAGCTACCCGCACCGCACGACCGCCAACGCCATGCTCCGCATGCTCAAGAACCTCGGAGAGGACAGCTTCAGGCGCGAAGCCCTCGGCATCTGGGACCAGGACACCGAACACGCGGCCATCGACCCGGAACTCTGGGCACAGGCCGCCACACCGGAACGAGCATCCGGCGGATGGACAGCCATGGCCATCGACATGCCTCCGCACCGCGGATGGATCACCATCGGCGCATGCCAGGCCTACGAGGACGGCACCGCGTACATCGACATCGCGGCACTCAAAGGCGTCAGGAAACACGGCACCAAATGGCCCGTCGATTTCCTCGCCCGCCGCTGGCCGCACCTCGCCGCCGTCGTCATCGACGCCCAGTCACCGGCCACGGTGCTCATCCCCCCACTCAAAGCCGCCGGCATCGACGTGACCGTCACCAGCGCGAGCGACATGGGCAAGGCATGCGGGCGTCTCCTCGACATGCTCCAATACCACGAACTGCGCCACAAGCCGGACGTGCGCCCGCTCGACCAGGCCGTGGCCGGCGCGACCGTCCGCAAGATCGGCGTCGAAGGCGCGTTCGGCTGGAACAAACTCGGATCCGACGTCGACATCAGCCCGCTCGTCGCCGCCACCCTCGCCCTGCACGGCGCCGTCACCAGCACCCGACGGCCGGGCGACGAACCAGAACAAAGGATGATCGAACTGCCATGACACTCCTCGAACCACTGCCGGCCACCGTCGCCGGCCTGACGCCCGACGAAGACGACGCCTTCCGACGCCTCACCGCGAAAATCATCCGCCACCGCACACGCAACCGCATCCGCACCGTCTACTACAACGGCCGCAACGAACTCCACGACCTCGGCTACAGCCTCCCACCGATCGCCAAAGACGTCGAAATCGTCGTCGGATGGCCGGAAAAGGCAATCGAGGGACTCGCCAACCGCGTCGTGCTCGACGGCATCACCACCCAGGACGGCAGCGACCTGAGCAAACAGGTCAACGACCTGCTCGACGCCAACGACCTCGCCCAGACCGCCGAAAACGCGCACACCGACGCCCTAGTCCACTCCTGCAGCTTCGTCGCCGCGCTCCAAGGCACGCCCGACAGGGGAGAGCCCGCCGCGATCATCCAGGAGTTCCCCGCCGACGTGGCGACAGGCACATGGGACAGCCGCATCCACGGCCTCACCGAAGCCCTGCTCTACGACGTCGACGAGGACGAGACCTACGGCCGGCAGATCCGCGCATGCTACCTCATGCTCCCCGGCAAACTCATCGGATGCGCGATGCGCGACTGGCAGTGGAGCGTGTACGCGCGCACCGCATGGCATGGCCGACTGCCCGTCGAACTGCTCGCATACCGGCCGGACAGCAAACGACCGTTCGGCCGATCGCGCATCAGCCGAACCGTCATGAGCCTGACCGACAGCGCCGTGCGCACCTTCCTGCGCAGCGAAGTGCAGGCCGAACTCTACTCGGTCCCACCCAGATACTTTCTCGGCGTCACCGAGGACATGTTCCGCGGCAAGGACGGCAACCTCAAGCCACGATGGCAGATCATGCTCGACCAGGTACTCGCGCTGCCGCGCGACAAGCAGGGCAACCTGCCGCAGGTCGGCACGTTCACCCAGGCGAGCTTCGAGCCGCACGCCGCGCAGCTGCGCCAGACCGCATCGATGTTCGCCGCAGCCACCAGTCTGCCGCCCGACTCGATGGGCGTGCTTACCGACAATCCAAGCTCGGCCGAAGCGATCGACAAGGCCGTCAAGGAACTCTGCCTCAACGCCGAAAGCTGCCAGCGACGCTTCGGCCCAGCATGGGAGCGCATCATAGCCACAGCCGCCCGCATCGCCGGCGACGGCCAGGCCGCCGCGGTGTCCAGCCAATGGCGCAACCCGGCAACGCCAAGCCGCGCCGCCGCCGCGGACGCGGCCGTGAAGCTCGTCGGGGCCAACATCCTTCCGGCCGACAGCGACGTCACCTACGACATGCTCGACCTGAGCGACCGGCAACGCCAGACCCTCCGGCGCGAGCAACGCGCCAAACGAGCACAGCAGGCGCTCGACCGCATCGACCAGACCATAGCCGCCCAGCAGCAGCAAGGAGCCGACAATGCAAACGGACAGCCAGCTGCCGAAGACGCAGGAAGCCCTGGACAAACGGCTCGACCAACTGCATGACGCCTACCTGCAACGACTCGAACGCCTCAAACTCGAATCAGGATGGAGCCTGGATTCGATATGGGGAGACGAGCACTGGTATCCGGACGACGAAAGCCGATGGGAAGCCGCCTGCAAAGAAGTGGAAAGCTACAACGACAAGGCCGCGCAGGCCGCCGCCGACTACTTCGAGCAGATCCGAAGCGAATGGTCGAACTACCTCGGCAATGACCTGCCGGACTTCGACCGTCAGCCACTCCCGGACGCCGGCCGCGCGGTCTGGAAACTCGCCGGAGGCTCCAACAACACCGACTATCCGGGACTCAGATACGAAGACGTCATCCCCGACGCCAACGGCCAAGTCCACAACAAATACGGCCTGCGCATCGACGACCTCTGGCCGAAACACGCGGACCTCGACCAATGGAAGACGTACCTGCGGCACGTCGTCTCCACAAGCAGCCGCATCGGCATGCTCGACCAAATCGGATCAGACCCATCGAAACCGCGATGGGCCAGGGTGCCGGTGGGGGAGACGTGCGAGTTCTGCGTCATGCTCGCATCCCGCGGCTTCGTATACCTGACACGCGAGACCGCCAGCCTCGGCGGCGGCTTCCACAACGGCCGATGCGACTGCAACGTCGTCCCGTCATGGGGAGAGCGGCACATCGCCGGCTATGATCCGGACGCGCTCTACAGGCAATACAAGTCATGCGCCGACACCATATCCAACCTCACTACTCAGGACAAGTACAAGGACTACCTCTCGACCCTCTCCGACAAGGAGAAAGCCAAAGCCCCCGAATACAAGAAATGGAAACGCGACCTCGAACTCGCCGAAATGCGATGGCGCGACCGCACATGGCTCAACACCGGCACACCGCCACCGGTCGGTTATAACCCTCCGGAACTCCAGAGGAAAATATCAGACATCCGCCCGCACGAAATACGAACTGCGCAGCGCCTCGCCGACAACGGAGTAAAGGCAACCTTCAAGATCGACGTCAAGAAGGTCCCCAACGAAAACGGCAAAGGCACGCACGACATAGGATATGCGGACCTCGAAAACGGCATCGAGATCAAGACGCTGAAAAACACATCATCGACAAACACCATCAACTCTCATCTGAAATCGACATCGAAGAAACCGGACGCCAAAACGGTCGTCATGGACAACAGCGAAAACGACGGAATGTCAGATGAAGACCTCATCGCCTGCATCAGAAGATGCCTGGCCTTCCGCGGCGGAAAAGTCTACATCATCCGCCACGACGGAAAACTCGCCAGAGCACGATAAAGGCCTCAATGTCACCAAATGGTGTCAATGAGACCTTTATCAGCATCAATCATAACACAGCCAAGGCTGGCTACCGAAGAGGCCGAACGGAGCCGACTGTAAATCGGCCGCGCCACACGCGCCACGCAGGTCCGAATCCTGCGCCAGCCACTCACCGCGGACCCCGCACGCCGCGTCGCTAACCGTGCGCAAAAACCAAAGGAGCACCAATGCACTTCATCCTCCGCCACCGCCGCAACCTCATGCGCCACCTCCTCCTCATCGAAGGCGGAGAACCGCAAGGAGGCGAAGGCGAACCACCCGCAGGCCAGAACACCCACGGCGAAGGCGACAACGCGAAGAACACCACGACCGACAACGCCAAGGAGTTCAGCCACGCGCTCGCCGCCCGCGTCGAAGAGGAAAAAGCGAAACTCGAAGCCAGATACGCCGGATACGACGAATACAAGGCCAAAGCCGCCAAATACGACGCCGGAGAATGCGGCAACGCAGCGAAGCTCGAAGCGGCCGACAAGAAGATCGAATCGCTGACGAATGAGATCGCCGCGCTCAAGGCCACCGCCGAACGCGAAACCCTCATCGGCCAGATCGCCAAGGACACCGGCCTCGACCGCGACGTCATCGACCGGCTCAAAGGCGACGGAGACGAACTCAAAGCAAACGCGAAGGCGCTCAAGGACAGCCTCAAGCCAAACCTCGGACTGCCCACCCCACCGGCCGGCAAAACAGCCGCCGCAACCACTGGCAGCATGACGCCGCTGCAGCTCCTCTCGCAAGCCTACGCGGCCAAATAACCATCAGAAAGGAACACAACCATGGCACTCAACCTCACCGAGGCCGCGAAGCTCTCCACCGACACCCTCGCCAAGGGCGTCCTCGAGACCTTCACGCAGGTCAGCCCGATCCTCGACCGCATCCCCCTCATGAACATCGCCGGCAACGCCTACGCCTACAACGAGGAAGACACCCTTCCGGGCGTTGCCTTCCGAGGCGTCAACGAGTCCTACACCGAGTCCACCGGCACCTTCAACCAGAAGAGCGAGAAGCTCGTCATCCTCGGCGGCGACGCGGACGTCGACAGGTTCATCCAGCAGACCCGCAGCAACGTCAACGACCAGCGCGCCGAACAGACCACGCTCAAGGTCAAGGCGATCAGCTACAAGTACCAGGAAACCTTCTTCAACGGCGACACGGACGTCGACACCAAGAGCTTCGACGGCCTCAAGAAGCGCCTCACCGGCAAGCAGGTCATCGACGCCGCCACCAACGGCATGCCGATTCTCGGCGACTCCAACGCCGACATCCACAGGTTCTTCGACAAGCTTGACGAACTGCTCGGCGCAGTCCCAGGCATCAACCCCACCAACGGCGCCATCTACGCCTCCGCCGCCATCATCCGCAAGATCGGCAGCGCCATGCGCCACATCTCCTACGACACCACCCTCCAGCAGGACATCGTAGGCAAGCGCGCCATGCAGTGGAACGGCATCCCGCTGCTCGAGGCCGGACAGACCACCGCCGGCACGGAGATCCTCGACAACAACGAGACGCAGGGCACCAATTCCACCACCACCAGCATCTACGCCGTCAAGTTCGGTTCGAGCGAGGGCGACCAAGGCGTCACCGGCCTGACCAACGGCGGCGTGCAGGTCGATGACCTCGGCCAGCTGCAGGAAAAGCCCGCCTACCGCACCCGCATCGAGTTCTACTGCGGACTCGGCGTGTTCTCCGGCCGTGCCGCCGCACGACTGAAGGGAGTCGTCAATGGCTGAGAAGCTCGACGTCACCCCGCAGGAACCGGTCGAGGAGATCGGCGGGGACACCCCGGCGCAGCCGGAGGAGCCCGCCACCACTCCGGACCCGCAGCCGGAGGAGCCCGCCCCGTTCCCTCCCGCCGGACACCGCAGCGAACGATTCGACGCCATCCGGCCGGACGGCACGCATGTGACCGTCACCCGCGACATCGACACCGGCGAGCAGCTCGTCACGGAGGCATGACCATGGCCGGCCCCTTCGCCACCACCGCCGACCTCGAGGAGATCTGGCGGACGCTCGACGACACGGACAAAACCAAGGCCGAACGCCTCCTCGCCGCGGCGAGCCGCAAGATCCGCCTGCAATGCCCCTCATGTGCGCAGGCGGAGGAGGCCGAGCCGGGCATCTGCAAGGACATCTGCTGCAACATGGTCAAACGCGCCATGGTCGCCGAGGAGACGAACCCCGAAGGACTCAGCCAGGGATCACAGACCACCGGCCCCTTCGCCGACAGCTGGTCGTACAGCAACCCAAACGGAGACCTGTACCTCACATCCAGCGAGCTCGCCGACCTCTCCGCCGCCGGAAGCGGCCGCATGTTCACCATCGCCATGACAGGAGACGACACATGAGGACGCCATCGACCGAAACCATCGAAGTGTGGCGCGGCCAGCCCACGACCGACACGGAAGGCAATCCAATCCAAGGCAAGCCCGTCCGTGTCGGCGCATTCCAGGCGGTGGTAGCCCCATCCTCCACCATTGACCAGGTCGAGGAGAACGCCAATCCACTGACCGTCGAATACACGATCCACATCCGCGGCAGCCAACCGACAGGCATCCAGGCCACCGACCTGATCAAAGTCAGAGGCGTCCTTCTGCCAGTCAAAGGCAAACCGCAAGTATGGAACAACACCCACGGACGCCACATCGGCGACGTCATCGCCGTCGGAGAACGAAAAGGATAACCCATGGCCAAACGATGCAGATTCGTGTTCAACCGCAAGGCATTCAGCCAACAGGTGCTGAAGAACGAGACGCTACGTGACCGCATGCGCGACGCGGCCCACGAGGCCGTCACCGACAGTCGGTGCATGGTGCGCGACCATAACGGCGCGAACCGCAATGGCGTGGCCATCCTCTGCCCCGCACCCGTGGAGAAGGCGCACGGCACGTTGGAGGACACGCTCGGGAGGATGCGCGTATGAGCATCCCCGTCACCCCGCGGCGCACGGAGCCGCTGCTCCTGCCCAGGCTGCGGGAGCTGTTCCCGGACGTGACGTTCGACACGATCGAACGCAACGACCTCGAACCGCCTTTCGCCGAAGCCACATTGGCCGACTCCATGCAGGGCATGAGCACTCCCATCTCCCAATACGTGCGACTGCGGCTGGGCGTGCGCTGCATGAGAGAGGACCATACGGGCGACTGGGACAAGGCCGCCCGCCTGTGGGCGGCAATCGCGAGGGAGATCATCGGGCTTGGAACCGTCGCGCCGCTCATCAGCGCGTCATTGGAATCCGGGCCGGTACGCATGACCGACGAGAACAAGAGACTGGTGTGCGCGTACGGCGTGCTCCTGCTCGAGGTCTCCGTCAACTGAAACACAACAAGACGTGCCGCCACACGGGCAAAAACGAAAGGTATGGACGAATGTCCGACAACAACGAAGAAACCACCGCCGTCGAACAGGCGGCATCCGAAACCAGCGCGCAGGCGGCGCAGGGGGCGGCCGACTACGGGTACGTGTCCAGCGGCAACGACTCCGGAAACGTGCGCCTGATCAAGAACTACGCGCTGTTCCTGTTCCCCAAAGGCGACAGCACGTTCACGGCCCCGACCGGAGTGAACTGGGCGCCGCCGTCCAACAAGAAGCCGATCGGATACAGCACCGAGGACGGGGCCGTACTGCATCCGGAGCCGGGCGACAGCACCGACTACAAGGCGCACAACGGCGACATCGTCCTGTCCGACACGGATCCGGGCTACTGGACGCTGCAGCTCGCCGCGATGGAGGGCCGCAAGGACGTGGTGTCCGCCTACTTCGACGTGGACGTGGAATCCGACGGCGGCATCAGCATCAAGGGCGCCGGCCTGAAGAAGGAATGGATTCTCGTCCTGGTCGCGCTCGACCAGCAGGACCGCCCCTTCCTCCTGTACGGCACCAACGCGAAGGTGTCCGACCGTGACGACGTGAGCCTGAAGTCCAGCGAGATCATGAACTTCAGCATGACGTTCAAGATGCTCAAGGGAGACAATGGCGAGCAGTTCCATGCATGGGGCCTCGTCACCGCAGCCGCCAAGTGACCCATTGATTCTTCCCGTGCCGCCGATGGCGGTCGACGGCACGGGATCCTTTTACCAACCGCCAACATCAGAACGGAGACAACATGAGCGACAACACCTACCACATGGTCGAAGTCGACCTTTCCGACGCCGAGGAGCTCAAGCCCGACGTGCACCTCGAGGTCGCCGGCGTGAAACTCGACCTGCCGAACCTCAACAACGCGGAACTGCCCATCGAACTCGTGCAGACCATCCTCCTGATCAAGAGCAGGCCGACGCTCTCCGACGAGGAGACCAGCGCGTGCATGGCCGCGTTCCTCGCGTACTTCCAGGCGATGAAGCCGAACTTCTGGAACGCGCTACGCAAGACGGAACGTCCGATCGCCTACCTCATCGCCACGGTGAAGGCGTGGGCCGAGGAATCCGGACTGGACCCAAAAGCGTTTACCTCGCCCACCTCTGGAACAGCCACCGCGCGGCGCTAGCCTACGACTGGATCCGAGCGTACGGGCAGATATACAGGCCCGTACGCTTCCAGGAATGGGTTGAAGGCCAACGTCCACGAGTCGATTGGGGACTCGCCTGGGCGTTGACCCGCGAAATCCTCAAAGACCACACAAGCCACTCGTGGATGGCGTTGCAGAACGCCGTCTACGCGCCCGACGGAGCCGAACAGGCGGTCTGGACGCTGTCCGGACAACGCAAACGCCCATGGTTCGACCACGAGCACGACCCACTCCACCCGCCAACCCCGACGCACAACCTCACCCGCCGTCAACGCGAGGACAGGGAACGGCTCAAAGCCTACTTCCACATCAACGACGACCTCTGATCCCGACCGCCATCGGAATCCCGACACACAGCAAGGAGCACGATGGCAGCACAGGACATCGGCGTCGTATACGTCCACGTCGAACCATCCGGCAAAGGATTCGGCAAAAGCATCGAAGGCGACATCGGCGACGCCGTCAGCAAAGCCTCCAGGAAAGGCTCCAACACCCTCATCTCGAAAATCGGCGGCGCGTTCGGCAAGATCGGCAAGGTCGGCACCGGCGCGATCGCCACCATCGCAGGCGGCATCACCGCCCTCGCGGCCAAGGGCGGCTTCACCCGAGCGCTCAACATCGAGAACGCGCAGGCCAAGCTCAAAGGCCTCGGCCACGACAGCGCGAGCGTCACCGAAATCATGAACGACGCGCTCGCGTCCGTCAAGGGCACCGCGTTCGGATTGGGTGACGCCGCGACCGTGGCGGCCAGCCTGTCCGCCTCCGGCATCAAGGAAGGCGGGGACCTGACCAAGGTCCTCAAGACCGTGGCCGACACCGCGCAGATCAGCGGCAGAAGCCTCACCGACATCGGCATGATCTTCGGTTCCGTCGCCGCTCGAGGAAAGCTCCAGGGCGACGACATGCTCCAGCTCATGTCGAGCGGCATCCCGGTCCTCCAGATGCTCGGCAAGCATCTGAACAAGACCAGCGCCGAAGTGTCCGACATGGTCTCGGACGGCAAGATCGACTTCCAGACCTTCGCCGACGCCATGCAGGAAGGATTGGGCGGCGCCGCCCAGAGCGCCGGCACCACGTTCGCCGGCGCCCTGGCCAACGTGAAGGCCGCGTTGAGCCGACTCGGCGAGACCGCGGCCACGCCGGTCCTCAACGGCCTGCGAGGCCTGTTCAACCAGGCCATACCGCTCATCGACTCGTTCACCGCCGCCGTGAAACCGACGCTGGAGAAAGTCGGCGCCGGATTGCAGAAGGGATTGGAGCAGGCAATCCCCACAGCGCAGGCGAAGCTCGCCTCATTCTCCACGTTCGTCCGGAACCTGCCGGGGATCCAGATGCTCATGGCATCGGTCACGAGCCTCAGGGCGCAGCTGTCAGGCCTGGCTGCCGCGATGGTCTCGCTGACCTCCAAACTGAACCTCGGCGGCGAGGCCTCCTCGAGATTCGGCGGCATCGTCTCCGCGCTCGGGAATCTGCTCGCATCGGCCGCGCAGTCCCTGGCCAACGCCGCGGGATGGGCGAAGACGTTCGTCAACACGTTCATCGAGACAGGTGCTCTCCAGCCCTTCCTGCATGCGCTGGCGAACCTCGCCACCGGACTTGCATCGGTGGCCACGGCGCTCGTCTCGGCCGCATCGCAGGCGCTCGGCTTCGACAACTCCGGGCAGACGGCGGGATTGGCGGCACAGCGGTTCGCGGCGGTCCTCGACACGCTCACCGGCGCGCTCATGACCGTGGGCGGCTGGCTGCAGTCGGTCGGGCAGTGGGCGCAGCAGAACGGCGCGCTGGTGTCCGGCGCGTTGAAGGCCATCACCATCGCATTGCTCGCCGTCAAGGGCTGGGACATCGTCTCGACCGGGCTGAAAACGGTTTCCGGCGGACTGAAGGCCATCTCCGCGACCGCCTCCGGCGTGGAGAAGACCGCCACGGCCGCATTCGATCTGATCGGCAAATTATCCGACGTGGGAAGCGCGGCGGGCGGCCTGAAGCAACTCGCCAGCTCGTTCAATATCGTCAAGGCCGCCCAATCGGCGTGGAGCTCGGTGACCAAGGCTGCTACCGCCGTGCAATTGGCATTCAGCGCTGCCTTGGATGCGAATCCGATCGGCATGCTTGTCGTAGCCATCGGCGCGGTCGTCGCCGCACTGACATGGTTCTTCACCCAAACCGAAACCGGCAAACGACTCTGGAACAGCTTCGCCACATGGTTCATGGGAATCTGGAACCAGATCAGCACCGCATGCCAGCCAATCCTGCAAACCATCGCCATATTCATCACCCAGACCATGAGCCAAATCCAGCAAATCTGGCAAACCGGATGGACACTCATCACCACCGTCCTCCAAAACGTCTGGAACGCAATCGGCCCCATCATCATGACCGCACTCACCGCGATCATCACCGGCATCCAAACATTCATCACCACCATCACACCACTCCTGCAAGCCGGAATACAGAACATCCAAACCATCTTCCAAACCACCGCCACCATCATCAGCACGGTCTGGAACGGACTATGGAACACCATATCCACCGTCGTACAAGGCGCATGGACCATCGTCACCACAGTCATCAGCACCGCACTCGCCGTCATCCAAGGCATCATCCAACTGGCGCTCGCGGTCGTCAACGGGAACTGGAGCGCCGCGTGGTCGGCCATCCAGGGCATCGTGTCGGCAGTGTGGGGCGGCATCCAAGGCGTCGTCTCCGCCGGCATCGGCATGGTCAGCGGAGTGGTATCCGCCGCATGCTCGACCATCCGAAGCGTGTGGGCCGCGTTGTGGAATGGCGTCGGAAGCATTGTGTCGAGCGTCTGGGGCGGCATCGTCGGCACCGTAAGCAACATGGTTGGCCGTGTCGGGAGCGTCGTGAGCGGGATCGGCGGAACCGTCCGGAGCGCGGTGTCCGGCGCGGGAAGCTGGCTCGTCAGCGCGGGACGCAACATCATCCAGGGATTGATCAACGGCATCACAGGAATGGTCGGCTCGTTGTATTCCAGCATCACCAACGCGTTGTCGGGCTTGGTGGACAAGGCCAAGAACGCTTTGGGCATCCACTCGCCGTCGCGTGTGTTCCGCGACGAGGTCGGCGTGATGGTCGGACGTGGCATGGCATTGGGCATCGACGATTCCGCGCATGTGGTCAGCCGTTCCATGGATTCGCTCGTCTCCACGATGAGCCTCTCCGACGCGGACTGGTCGAAGACCGGCAGGCTGAACGTCACGGCCGGCACCGGCGCCAATGCCGGCGACGGCGATCTGCGGGAACTCATCGCGGCCGTCGAATCGCTGCACGACGACCTCGGATCGATCATCGCCCGATACACGCCGACGATAGGGGACCGCGACTTCGCAAGGAAGGTGAGAAGTGCAATCGCTTGAATACGTGTGCGCCGCCACAGGTGAGCGCATCGGCTTCGAGGGGCCGCTGTACGGCGAGACGCTCACGGGACTGCGAGCCCGCGTCTGGGACTACAGCCTCGCCTCACGTGGCATGACGGGCATCACCCGCAAGGCACGCGAGGCGACAGTCACCGTGAAGATCCACGATTCTCCAGCCACGCTCGACCTACTGCGCCGCCTCGCGGACGCCGACATGGCATCCGGGAACCCGGGCACGCTCGTGGCCGACGGCGAATGGGAAGCCAAAGCGTGGATCACGAAAAGCGAACCGCAATCCATCACGCCCACGATGGTCGAGACGCAGTTGACCATCGTGCTGGCCGATGGCGTGTGGCGCCGTCCGACCATGACGCATTTCACGCCGCGATACGATTCCGGAACCGCCGACCTTGACTATCCATATGATTATCCGCATGATTTCGCCGGCATGGCATTGGGTGCCGAGATCGTCAACGACACGTCCATCCCGCAGCCGGTCAAGCTCACGATATTCGGACCATGCGCGCAACCGTACGTCATCATCGGAAACAACCGGTACGAGGTCGACGTGACCGTGCCATCCGGCTCGCGTCTGGAAATCGACGGCACCGGCGATGTCAGGACCGTCACCATGGTCAGCGGCACAGGTCTCGCCACAAACTGCTTCGCGCAGGCCGTGCGAGGGTCGGGCAAGGATTCCGGCCGGTACGTGTTCCAACCGCTCGCGCCCGGAACACAGCCGATCAGCTGGCCGGGAGGATTCCAATTCGACTTGACGGTCTGCGAGGAAAGGAGCGAACCGCCATGGACCTGATCGTCACCGACGCCACAGGCAAACCCGTGGCGAGCCACGCCTCATACACGCTCGACCTCGCGTTCGGTAGCGGGGAGAACGACTTCGACCTGCAGGTCGAAGACGCCGCGCTCAAGGCGGGGAGCCGCATCATGATCGACGGCACCGAGTACGGCGGCATCATCGACGACACGGATGTCGACGTGGACGGAGGCCTGTCCACCGTCACATGGCATGGCCGCGACTGGCATGGAGTGCTCGCCTCGAAGATCATCGAACCGGACAGGAACAACGATTACCTCACCCTGTCCGGCACGATTCCCGTCATCATGCGCACGCTCGTCAGCCGTGCGGGATTGCAAGGCCTGTTCACCGTCACCGACGAAAGCGCCGACCGCAAGACCACCTGCCAGTTCGACCGGTACGTGGACCTGTACAGCGGTCTGGTCAAGATGCTCAGGGCAAGCGGACTCAAACTCCGGTTGCGTAATGACGGCGACAAGGTATCCATGAGCGCCATGCCCGTCCGCACGATCGGCGACAGCATCGACTCGGACCTCATCGACTTCGCCGCCAAACAGGCGGCGCACCCGATCAACCATCTCATCTGCCTGGGCAAGGGCGAACTCAAGGACCGTACCGTCATCCACTGGTACGCCGACGCGAACGGCACGTTCAGCCACACGCAGACCCTCAAAGGCCTTGACGAACGCACCGCCACATACGAGTTGTCCAACGCCGAAGCCGACGAGCTCGAGGACAAGGGCAGGCAGAAATTCCAGGAACTTCGGAACACCAGCACCATCGACGTGGACATTCCCGACGGCATCGACGCGGACGTCGGCGACCTGGTCACGGGCCGTGACAACAACACGGGCCTCGTCGTCACGGCCGAGATCTCCAAGAAGATCGTCAAGGTTTCGGGAGGCGTGCTCACCGTCACCTACGAATCCGGAGGTGCCAGCGCCGGCGGCAACAGCGGAGAATCCTCCATCGGGGATGGTGGCCACGCCTACTACGCTGGAGCCGGCCTCAAACTCGACGCCTGGACGTTCAGCGCCGACGTGACCAGAAACGACATCGACTCGCTCAACAACGCATTGTCGGGTAAACAGCCGAAAGGCGACTACATCACCGGCCTGAAAATCGGTTCGGTGGACACGCTCGCCCCCGGTGCACAGGCAAGCGCGTCGCTTACGGGCGCCGGCAGCGACAAAACCTTGAATTTGGGGCTTCCGAAAGGCGACCAGGGTCCGCAAGGGGAGAAGGGCGACAAGGGCGACACAGGACCACAGGGGGCCACCGGAGCGAAAGGAGAGGCCGGCCAACGCGGCGAGACCGGGTTGCCTGCCTTGATCATCACACGCATACTATCCGGATACTGGACGTCCGCATGCTCGGATTTTGACTGGCGGGCACTCAGTTTCAACCGTGCCCCGGTCGTAGGCGAATACTTCTTCGCCATGACCAACGGCGGCAAGAACCTGATGTACGCGCAGATCACAGCCACCGGGAAAAACGTGACGTTCAAACCGGTTTCCAACACAAGCCTCGTCGGACCGAAGGGCGACAAGGGCGAGACGGGCATGAGCGCAAGCCAGGCGTTCATCGCCGCCCACCCGGTCGGCTCCCTCTACTGGACCACCGCCACAACAAATCCGGGAACCACCTACGGCGGCACTTGGAAGGAATGCAACACCATCCTTCCAGGACACATCTACCAGCGCACAGCCTGAAAGAGAAAGGAACATCAATGGCACGAACCACGAACATCACCAGATACACCTGCGACCGATGCCACGCCTCCGCATACCTCGCCGACGGTGACCCACGCACCTCCAGCGACTGGCACGACATCACACACACCACCGTCGACGGAGTCGCACAGGGCGCGCTCGTCTGTACCGCATGCTGGCAGACGTTCAAAGCGCTGGCAGCCACGCAGGACGCCGCCTACGCCGCATACCTCAACAACACAACAGATAGGAAGGAATGACCATGACCATGAATCTCATCACCGGCAAGGCCGGCGCTCCGCACATCACATCCAGCGACCAAGGAGCCATGCAGGCCGGACTGGTCGGAAACGGCAACTACCTGCTGCAAGGCAGCGACGGCAAATTCCCCGCCGTGACCATGCAGTCAGCAAACAAAGCGCTCATCCCGGTCCTCAACCTTGTGATCGAAGGACGATACGCACGCGTCACCGCGGCGGAAACCGTCACCATCGAAAGCGGAGTCACAGGACGGAACCGCAACGACCTAATCTGCGTGAAATACACGCGAGACTCGAACAACATCGAAACGATCGCGCTCGCTGTGTTGAAGGGCACCGCCACCAGTGGCACGGCGGCTGATCCCACGGTTCCGTCGGGTAGTATCCTGAACAATTCCGGTACCGTGTGGATTCCGATCGCCCGCATTCCGATCAGTGGCATCACCGCCGGAACTCCTGTCATGCTTGTCAAGCAGTTGCCTCCGATGAGCCAGCTGTGGGATTCCGTAACCCAGACTTTGATTAAATCGCAGTATGGCACCGTGACCGGCGTGAAGTCTGGCAAGATCGCGCAGATTAGCATCAACTGGAAAAGCGCGAGCACTGACTCGTGGGGCAGTGGACAGTTCGGTACAATTCCGGAGGGTTGGAGGCCTGCGGTCGTCACGCATGGTACGTGGTCGGGGCGTGATGGTGGCAGCCAGCGTGATTTCATTCTGGAAACGAATGGCAATTTCCGTTATGCCAATCGTGGCGCGGGGCAGGACAGCGGCACGTTCTCCGGGACGATGACCTACATTCTCGCCTGAATAGCTTTCCGTAACCCTCCCATTTGGCAACGGCAACGGCAACAGTAATGGCGGAATATACCCAATCGGTAGAGTGTCTAACCCGAATGCGATCAAGTCCTTGAATGGCAGAGCCACACTGTCGTCCGGAACGACAGTGGCGATTCCATTCATCCACCCGTCATACCTGCAGCGTTCGGTCCAAGTATCGATTGCACCGGATGGGACGGTCAATCTGCTCGTTGGTCCTGAAATTACTGTCACAGGTGGAATCGTGGAAATCCATTTTTAATAGCATTCCGTAACCCAGCTATGGAAGCCGCCGTATACGAACGACAGACTCACTCTGTGTCGGGTCGGACGCGTCGTCACGGTCAACGGCAACGTCAAGTTCGACGGCAGTGGACAGCAGAACTACTCGACGGCGAATGAGACCATCCCAGAAGCGTTCCGTCCACTCGCCGATATGAGCATCATCGCGTTCCTGTCCTGCGGCTTCAGCCTGCTTGTCGAGCGTGGCGGGAAGGTGCGGATGCTAGGCGACACGAAAGCCGCCTACTCCACGGCGCACGGCTGTTGGATGACGGAATAGTTTTCCGTAACCCTTGAACGGCAGATCTGGCATGGGCCATACGGCATGACGGTACATCTCGCCAAAGTCGGCATGATGGCGTTCGCTTTTGGCAACACGTCCTTCACATCCGACATCAATTCCAACGGCCTGATCGTGAATGAGACGATGGCTGCCGGTTTCCTGCCGGAAGGTGAAGGCGCGATACTGCTGGAAGGTGTGAACGAGCAGCATGGAGCCTTGTCATTCGACTCTGACGGCAAGGTCACGATCAGCGGCAGCATGAACAGCGGATACTATTTCCGCGTCTGCGGCTGCTGGCCGGTGAAATAGCATTCCGTAACCCCGATTCATTTCACGAAAGTGACCACCGACCCGGAATTCGCAATCAGTGGATACGTCGTCAATGGTTTGGCGACCGTCTACTGCCGGTGGGTCAACAAAGGCCAATTCCAGAAGAAGGCGTGGGATAATGTGCCTTTGGCAAGCATGGATGTGCGGGCCGTAATGGAAGGTTTCGGCGTGTTCGTGGACAGTCAGCAGGGCAGTCAAATGCAGAATCGGCTGCTTTATGTGGTCGGCAGCAGCGTGTATTTCCGTCCCGCGTATGATGCGACCATTCCCGCAAACACATGGCATGCCGGCAGCGTATCGTTTCCCGTCGCGACGGTTTAGGCAACGATATAGGTCATCGTCGTGGTAAAAAAGCCGCCGTTCTGGCTACCACCGTAAGGCGATAAGCGTCTGCGGTTGCGGAATCCCAATTATGCATATTCCACATCGCATGGTTGCTGGCTGGCGGCCTAGACGAATTCCACACCATCGGGCACCGGAATGATCTTCGAAAAGCATTGGACGATATCGGACGAACCCACGCCTCCGATAAGCGTCACCGACCCGTCCGTGTTCCAGGTCGCCTGTTTTCCGTACGTGGTGCCGTTCACGTTCGCGACGCACCCAAGACCGATCGTTTTGGATGGCTTCACGCCCGCTTTGAACAGCCAGACAGTGAAGTTGCCGACGTTCACGGTGCTTCGGAACGAAGACAGGTCCACGAAAATCAAACCATCCCTGACCGTGATGGTGTTCGAAGCGCCGTAAGCCGCCGGAACGAACGAGCCGGTGGACTGCCATTGCAATTGGCACGTCTGGGTTACGGAAAGCTATTCAGGCGAGAATGTAGGTCATCGTCCCGGAGAACGTGCCGCTGTCCTGCCCCGCGCCACGATTGGCATAACGGAAATTGCCATTCGTTTCCAGAATGAAATCACGCTGGC